TAGATAGTTCATCTAATCTTCTGTAAGAAACTACTAACTGAACTTTTCTTCCCCCAAAATTTCGTTCTACCATCTGAGCATATCTAGAACGAAAAGCATAATAAGATTGAAATCCTAATAACCAAGGATCTAAAAATTCACATTGTGTATATAAATCTAAGGGTGATTTAGTAACCGGAGAACCTGTTAAGATTCTTCTATAATTAGAATGTTGTGCTAATTTAATAATAGCTTTGGTTCTTTTTGCTGTGGGGGTTTTAATAGTAGTTGATTCATCTATTACCATTAATGTTTTATGGGTTCGTAAAAATTGAGATGCAAAATCAATACCTTTGAGAGTAGAAAAAGCCTCAACATTCATAACTAAAATGTGTAAATTATAATCAGATTTTAATAAAGTTTCGTACTCTTTTTGTTTACTTTTTGTTGTTGTTGCGTTCCATAATACAACGGTTGATTGTATGTGATTCGGTAAATGAGTTGGTATTTCTTGAGAATACCAATTACGATAAACACCTTTAGGAGCAATAATAAGAGCTCCATTAATTTTTCCTTTATCATAAAGCATAGCCATATTATCAACCAATACTTTAGATTTACCTGTACCCATTTCCATAAAATATGCATAGGCCTCTTTATTCCAAGATTTTTCTAATGCAGTAATTTGATGTTTGTAAGGTTTTGTTTTAAATTTATAATCCATAAAATAATTTTTCTTTCTATTGACATCCATATAATAATAGATATATAGCTGTCAAGAGAATAATAGAATGAAGAATAAAATTTTTGAATTATACAAACCAAAATCTTTAGCGGACTTCTTACAATTTTATAAGGAGAACCCGGAAGAAAATTTTGTATATGTATTACAAGAACCACCTGCTAATATAAATGTTTTAGGTGCATCTAACTTTGGATACTTAGTTATATGTCTTCCTAATTATGGACCTGATTCGCAAATTATTTTTTCATCTTCACCATTTGTGTTTAAGATGAGAAAAAATTTAAGAGACTTTAGAAAACAAGATTATTTATTGTTAACAGGAGATCCAGCAGTCATTGGTATTTCTTGTGCAATTGTAAGTGACCAAACTAATGGTCAATTTAATCTCTTGAAATGGGATCGACGAGAGGCTAAATACTATCCAATAAACTTCGATCTATATCAGAAAGGATAATGTTATGAGTACTGAGTTAACTAACTTGATGGAACAGGATCAAGAACATTTAATAGAAAAAACAGACATTGAGTCTTTAGCTTTACAATGTCAAAGACTTCAGGATATTGAAAAACAAATTGAAAGTTCTGAAGAACATACAAAAAATTTAAAAACAATGTATGATCAGATTAGTTCAGAGATCATCCCTAATATGTTAGCAGAACAGGGATTGCAATCTTTGAAACTTGCCGACGGATCTTCCGTAGAAGTGAAGAGAAAATATAGTTGTACTCTTCCAAAAGATGAAGATAAAAAACGTCAGGCGTATGAATGGCTTCGTAGCAATGGGTTAGGCGATTTAATTAAAAATGAAGTTGCTGTGACCTTTGGTGTTGGCGAAGATAACAAGGCTAAGCAATTGCTGAACCTTGCAGCTGAACAAGGTTATGAACCTCAACAGAAAGAAAAAGTTGAGCCAATGACTTTGAAAGCTCTATATCGGGAGCGTATCGAGGCCGGCCTCGATATGCCTTCCGAGTTCTTTCATTTATTTGTAAAGGACGAGACTAAACTTAGCCGGAAATAGGAGAAACGCGAATGGCGACACAACAAACGACAACCGTGAAAAATGAAACGGGAACCGTGACTAAAATAAAAGACAACTTGCCAAGTGCAAGTTTGTTTGAAGCTGATGCTCAAGTCGGCTTCGAGAATATGGATCAAAGCGATTTAGCTTTACCATTTCTTAGAATACTTGGGCAATTATCACCACAAGTCAATAAACGTGATGCTAAATATGTACAAGGTGCAGAACCTGGTATGATTTACAATACAGTTACTGGCGAATTGTATGATGGTGAAAAAGGAATCAATGTAATCCCTTGTTATTACAAAAGGGAATATGTTGAGTGGCAAGATAGAGGAGAAGGTGCTGGTGCTCCAGTTGCAGTTCATTCTGCAAGTAGCAGTATCATCTCTGAGGCTACTAGAGATTCAACCAATAAAGATAGGTTGAAGAATGGTAACTATCTTGAAAATACTGCATCGTATTTTGTAATTGTTACTAAAGATACAGGTGCAGAAACTGCATTGATTACAATGAAATCAACACAGTTAAAAATAAGTAAGACTTGGAATTCAATGATGAATGGATTGAAACTCCAAGGATCAAAGGGACTTTTTACTCCACCAATTTACAGTCACGTTTATAATATGAAGACTGTACAACAATCAAACGACAAAGGTACTTGGTTTGGTTGGACTGTATCTAAGGTTGGTCCAGTAAAAGACAGAGGTCTTTATGAGCAAGCAAAAGGATTTGCTGAAAGCGTGAGAGGAGGAGACGTTCAGGCAAAACACATTAAAGACGAGAAGGGAGAAGAAAACGTACCGTTCTAATGTAATAGTAAAGAGGGGCGAAAGCCCCTCTTTCAAAAGGAGAATGAATGAAAGAAAAATTTAAAAATATATTTGAAGGATTAAAAATAGCATACGGTCAATATCAGAAAGGAGAACGAGGAGAAAATGGAAAACAAAAAGGCAGAGCATTTATTGTTAGAAAAAATGTAACTGATGAACTTTGGGAAAATCATATTAATGGTGTAGGACCGGCATTAGGTATCATACCTATTAATGAAACTAATTCTTGTAAGTGGGGCTGTATTGATATTGATGAATATAATTTTAATCACAAAGAATTAGTCACTGATATACGATCTAAAAAATTACCATTAATAGTGTGTCGTTCTAAATCTGGAGGGGCTCACGTATTTTTATTTACAAAAGATTTTATCCCTGCATCACAAATGCAAGGAGCATTAAAAAAAATGGCATCTACTTTAGGATATGAAGGTGCTGAAATATTTCCTAAACAAACAGAAATACTCGTGGAACGTGGAGATACAGGAAACTTTTTAAATTTACCTTACCACAATCAAATGAATGGATTGCGTTATGCTATTAAGGATGATGGAGACGGTGCTACTTTAGAAGAATTTTTTGAATTATATGACAAATATGCACAAGATAAAATAGAAGATATTGTAATTCAAGAATCAAAACCAATACACAAAGATGCATTTATAGAAGGACCACCTTGTTTAAATAAATTAGCAAAAGATGGATTCGGAGAAGGTGCAAGGAACAATGCATTGTTTAATATAGCGGTTTATTACAAACAAGCAAAACCAGATTCTTGGGAAGATGAATTAGTAAAATCAAATATAGAATATATGAAACCACCTTTGAATAATACAGAGGTTCAACAATTAATTAAATCTATTAATAAAAAAGGTTATGATAAATACCGATGTAAAGATGCACCTATTAATTCTGTATGCAGTTCTGGTTTGTGTAGAATGAAAAAATATGGAGTTGGATTTGGAGAAGAAGAAATACCAGCATTAGGTAATTTAACTAAATATTCATCTAAACCACCTCAATGGTTTTTAGATGTAGGGGAATCAAGAATAGAATTAAAAACAGAACAATTGTATAATTCAGGATTGTTTGCTTTGGCTTGTTTAGATCAAGCAAATTTATTAGTTCCTGTATTAAAGCCAAAAGATTGGAAACAATTTTATTTAAAACCATTATTAGATAATGGATTACAAGAAATAGAACCATTAGAATCTTTAGATCCAATTAACCAGATTACTTCTTTATTACAGGATTGGACTACCAATAGACAATCTGCAAGAACAATGGATGATATTTTTAATAAACTTCCTTTCACAGATGATACAAGAGAATTTACTTATTTTAGAATGGAAGATTTTTATAATTATTGTAAAAAAAATAATTGGGAATTAGATAAAATTAAAACAGGTAATTTAATTAAACAATTAGATTGTTTTGTAGACGAAGTAAGAATTCAAATTAAAAAACAAAATCCAAGATTAATAAAAATTAAAACAATGAAAAAGATAGAAGCAAGTGTTTCTTCTATTACATATCAAGAAGATCATTTCTAATGACTGATATTGGTGTTAATTGGCATCTTAGATTTAGGATGGAGATAGAAACATTAAAAAACGAAAAGATGATATTAGAATTAGAAAATTTAGAATTAAGACATAAGTTATTGAAATATGAAAACGATAATACTAGGACCACCGGGAACAGGAAAGACGACAACGTTATTAAATTTAATCGATGAATTTATTCAACAAGGCGTAAGACCAAGACAAATAGGATATTTTTCTTTTACTAGAAAAGCTGCTAGAGAAGCCTCTACTAGAGCTGCTGAAAAGTTTGCTTTAGATATAGAGACAGATTTAGAAAACTTCAGAACCTTACATTCTTATGCATTTAAAATGTTAGGTATGACTAAAGAGAAAATGATGAGGCCAGAAGACTATAAAGAATTTGGAGAGAAATGTGGAATACCAATCAAAGTAGCTAAATTTTCTACTGAAGATGGAACTTTTAATTCCGATAATGAATACTTAACTATCATCAATACAGCAAGAGTGAAGAGAATGGATTTATTAGATTACTATGATTCCAGAAAAAATATCTTAGATATAGAAAGAAATACTTTATATTTATTATCAGAAGAATTAACTCGTTTTAAAAAAGAAAAAAATTTAAAAGATTTTACAGATTTATTAGAAGAATTTATTCAACAAGAAATAAGCCCTAAATTTGAAGTATTGTTTATTGATGAAGCTCAAGATTTATCTTTATTACAATGGGATATGGTTCGTTGTATGTGGAAAAATACAGAGAAAACATATATCGCAGGAGATGATGACCAGGCTATTTTTAAATGGGCTGGTGCAGACGTAGATCATTTTATTACTTTAAAAGAAGAAGTAGATACTATCACTACTTTAGAACAATCTTATAGAATACCAGGAGGACCCATTCACGAACTATCACAAAGAATTATTAATAAAGTACAGAATAGATTTAATAAACCTTATAAACCTAGACAGGAAGTAGGATTATTAAAACGATATTCTGACGTGACTCAAGTAGATATGTCTAAAGGCGATTGGTTAGTCTTATCCTCTGCGAATCATTTTTTAGATGATGTGAAAGAGTTATGTGAATTAAGAGGTTGGTATTATCAATATAAAGGAAAGAACTCTATCAGTTTAAAATTATTATTAGCTTTAAACAATTGGGAAAATTGGAGAAAAGGATCTTATTTAAATAATATTGAAATTAAAAATATATATGAATACCTAGGAACCAGTGTAGCAGAGGGGTTTAGAACAGGAAAATTATTACATTCCGAAGAAAAATATAATATCCAAGAATGTAAAGAAAAATTTGGATTATTGACAGACAAAGTTTGGTACGAATCATTTGAAGGACTAGACACTTTCACAGAAAACTATATAAGGAATATGAGAGCAAATGGTGAGCAGATTAATAAAAATCCAAGAATAGTAATGTCTACTATTCACGGGGCTAAAGGAGGAGAGGCAGAAAAGGTGTTATTATTACAAGATTTAACCAATGCAGCATTGGAGACGTTTGCACACGATCCAGACGAATTACATCGTTTGTTTTATACAGGTGCAACAAGGGCTAAAAAAGAATTACATATAGTAGATCCAAAAAATTTTGAAAGGGCTTATTTGTTATGACCAGTAAATCAGATTTAGAAAAAGCATTTCCTTCTAGTCGTCAGGAAGGTGGGGATCATTATTCTAAACATACCATACAGCCTTATGCATTTATTACAGCTAATAACTTATCTTTTTTCCAAGGCAATGTAATTAAATACGTAGTCAGGTATAAAGATAAAAACGGCATAGAAGATTTGAAAAAAATTATTCATTATTGTGAATTAGAAATAGAAGAAATGAGAAAAAAGAAAAAATGAGAACCACACAGATACCATTATTTGCACCGGAAACAGAATGGGTGATGCCTGATGAATTAAAAGATCTTACCGGATATAAAGAAATTGCTGTTGACTTAGAGACGAATGATCCAATGCTAATGGAACTTGGATCGGGGAACGTGGTTGGAAGAGGACATATAGCAGGAGTTGCAATCGCAGTAGAAGGTTGGTCTGGTTATTATCCTATTGGTCACGAACAAGGTAATATGGATAAGAAGTTAGTTATCTCTTGGTTAAAAGATTTATTTAAAAAAGAAAACATTACTTTTATTTTTCATAACGCAATGTATGACGTGTGTTGGTTACGGTCAGAAGGAATTGAAATTAAAGGAAAGATTGTAGATACAATGATAGCTGCATCTTTAATTAATGAAAATAGATTATCGTATCGTTTAGATTCATTAGCAAAAGAATATGTTGGCATTGGTAAGGATGAAAAAGTTTTACAAGCAGCAGCAAAAGAATATGGATTGGATCCTAAAAAAGATATGTGGAGGCTTCCTTCTTTGTATGTTGGCCAATATGCAGAAAGAGATGCTGAGTCTACTTTAAAATTATGGCAACGATTACAAGCTGAAATATATGCTCAAGAATTAACTTCTATATTTGATTTAGAAACAAAATTATTTCCTTGTTTAATAGAAATGAGATTTAAAGGAGTTCCCGTAGATTTAGAAAGAGCAAACACAATAAAGAAAAATTTAATAAATCAAGAAAAGAAATTACTACATAAAATCAAAGACTTATCTGGAGTAGATGTAGAATTATGGACAGCCACCTCTATTGCAAAAGCTTTTGATGCATTGAAATTGCCCTATGACAAAACAGAAAAAACAGAAGCACCTAGTTTTACCAGAAATTTTTTAGCTAATCATCCTCACGAACTTGCTCAATGTATTTCTAATGCGAGAGAAATTAACAAAGCTCATACTACTTTTATTGATACAATTACCAAACACGCAGTGAAAGGAAGAATACACGCAGATATTAATCAAATACGTTCCGATGATGGTGGAACGGTGACAGGAAGATT